TTTCCCATGCCTTTTCTAATTTACCCATATGGTTTCTTAGCTTGGCACGATAATCAGAAGCATAATAAAACATTTGTTTCCTATCCATACCAAAAGCATCTAAAGATCCAGATGCCGCTAACGCTTGAATACTAGGAGATCTAACCTTAGCAGCATCTGTTCTGTATATTAAATCTTGGAAACTATTAAACGGACGCTTTGATATTAACTCAGGGATTGCATCAGAACCCATATATTTAAGAGAATCAAGTCCAGCCATTAATGTTTTATCGTCAACGATTTTCCAGGATAAATCTGACGTATTAACATCTGGTGGTACTATTTTTATCTTTCTATTTCTTAATTCGCCCTTTATCTTTAATATGTTTTCTTTAGAGTCTTTGGCATTGGACTTTACTTCGCTTATTAAATTGGATACTAAAAATTCTATTGGAAAATGTGCTTTTAAATATGCCGTATGAAATGAAATCATTGAATATAAAGTAGCATGACTTTGATTAAAACCATAACCACTGAAGTTTTGCACAGTATCAACCCAAATATTAGTAGCCATTTCTTCAGAGATATTATTTTTAATAGCATCTCTGATAAATTCTTCCTTCCACTGATTTACTTTTTCTGGGTTTTTACCTTTTTCTTTTGTTAACTTTCTAAGTTTATCAGCATCATGAAGATCCCATCCAGCAATATCCAGCGCAAGATACATTAAGCTTTCTTCATATAATCCAAATCCATATGTTTTGGCAAAAGCTCTGTTAAGAGAAGGATGTACTAGTTTCATCTCTTCTTCACCATTCCTAACTTTTAACAAATTAGGAATAATGTCCTTAGCAGCAGGTCTTACCAATGCAGATATTAAAGCAATATCAGAAACATCTTTTGGTTTAACCTTTTTACATACATGTACCGCTGTAGATCCCAGCTGGAAAACACCAAACGTATCCCCTTCTCCAATTAATTTATAAGCTTCTTTATCATTTATCTCATAATTAAACCCTTCTGGTATAGTTTTATTATTTTGAGATATTAATTCATGTGTTTTATTTATAATATCTAACGTTTCAAGTCCTAATAAATCTATTTTAACTAATCCATTATCTTCAGCTTGTTCTTTATCATATTCAAGAACTAAATCTCCAGAAGTATCTCTTCTTAGAGGAACTAAACCTTCTAATGGACACTTAGATATAACAATACCTCCGGCATGTGTAGACCACGCTCTTGGTTTTCCACATAATAGTTCTGCAAATTCAACTAGTTCTGGATATACCTTGGCATATTCTGCGAACAAAGGGGCTTCAGCAAGGGCTTGTTTAACCGTCTTTATATCTGACGGAATAGAATCTGCAATATTATTACCGATTTCTGCAGCCTCAGATCGACCACCTCCATATTCAAACACACGAGCAATATCTCTAGCAAACACCTTTGGTGTAATAGTGTTGATATTAGAAACGTGAGCTACATTATTTATACCATATTTTTCACGCAAATGATTCTTTAACAAATCCCTACCATTTGGAGCGATATCATTATCGATATCGGGCATTGCATCTTTATATTTGTTCAAAAATCTGGCAAAAATTAAACCATATCTCTTAGGATAAGCCTCATGTATTTGATTGAGATAAGCTGTTAAACTTCCACCTACACTGCCACGTCCAGGCCCAATATGTATATTGTTTTTCCTACACCACTCTAAAAAATGAGCGGTAATTAACATATAACTAGAAAACTTACGATATTCTAAAACATCGAACTCTTCCAACATCTGAATATAACATTCTTCCCTATCTTCTTCTGGTACAGAACCTTTGGAAATTTTATCAACTAATCCTTTGTAACTACGATAGCGATAAAACTTCGCATCTTCTTCTATGTCTTCTTTCCAGAGCGGGCCAGGGTTATTGTTCTGTTCTATTTCCCATTGTTTAAATGTTTCATAATCAGATTCATCCTGTAATGGAAATTGTGGGAGTTGGTTTTTCTCACCAGTAACCACAGCCGGATCTATCCAATCTGGTATTTCACATTGATCTGCAAAAAGAACAGTATTTTCAAACAACGAATCAACAAATTGATCTCCCCATACTGGCATATGTCGAGTAAAATGCTCAAAAACCTCATCTGAGGTTTTCATATACAACTCTTGCTTGTCATATTTTAATCTAGCACCTGATGTAATTGGCTGGCCAGAAGCATTGGCCAAATATACATCATGAGCTTTATGATGTTCTTTCTTTACATAATGAGCGTCAGTAGCTACTATACATTTAATATCTAACTTAGATGATATTTGTTTTAAAGCTAAATTGATTTTTTGTTGATTTACCGGGCCATTATAAGCTGATGCTCTAATTTGAATATTATGTGGTTGTAATTCTATAGCAAAGTTGTTACCAAAGATATCTTTTAATTTTTTAGCTGCTAAAATTGCCTCATTCATTTGATCGGCCATTATCAACTGGCCAAGAATACCATTACCACAAGCCGAAGTGGCTATAATACCTTCACTATATTCTTCCAGAATCTTCCAGTCAATTCTTGGAACGGCCTTTTTAAAATTAACTATATAATTATCATAGCCTTTTTTATTGATAGTTAATAAATTTTTGTAACCTATTGCGTTTTTAGCGAGCAAAATGATATGTCTAAGAGTTGTATTATCATTATTAGTGACATCATTAACAAAATAACACTCACATCCAGCAATGAGCTTTACATTTGATTTCTTAGAAGCTTTATACGCTGACCATAAAGCAGAAAAGGACCCATGGTCAGTAACTGCCACAGATCCTTGTCCTAATTGTTTTGTTGTATCAATAAGTTCTTTAGGTGTGATTAAAGAATCACCTATAGATCCAGTAGTATGGTTATGAAGACTGACATATGGTCTCATTAATAATCTCCTTATTCAACAAACAGCTTATGGCCATGGCTTGCGACCAATAATACCCAGGAGTCTCCCGAACGGTTCTCGATAGAAGATCCTTGCTGTACTCTAAATTGATTTCGGACAGTATTACAGCCACACTGCAAAGCTGTATATCAGCTATCGGATCATTACAATCTATAAGTTCTTGAACTTGGTTTTGTATATATGATATTGTTTGTGTGCTATTTTTAGCAAATAGAACAATGTGATTGAAGTATTGGTGAGATTTAACCAATCGAACAACATCAGTTAGCGTATTTGGTTCGAAAGTTTCTAAATCATATAGAAATTTCAAAAAATACTTTTCTATTTTCATTTTATAGGTCTGTATTAATTAGGGTATTTTCCAAATGATCTAACAGAGTAGCGCAAGCTGGAGAGGAGCATCTAACCTGTAGTTTAGAGCCTCCAAATGGACCACTAGCAGTAATACCATTTCTTTCTACAAAGAAAACGCCTACTTTAGTATAAATATTTGATACTTTATACCCTGTTTGTTGAAATAAAGGGATGTAAGATTTAAGAATAGGGGCGGATAATTCGAAAATATATCCGCCCTTATTCCCTCCGCACTTACATCCTGATTTAATCGGATGTCTCGTCACCTTCATTTACAGCTCCAGCTTTATTAACAGCTTTCTTTGTATCCTTACTTATTACCATACCACGATCTTTAAACAGATAAACGCAAAAATCAACTTTAGCTTGTTCCTGAGCTATAGTATCAGTATAAAAACTTCTTAAGTTCTTAAGCTTTTCCTTTAATTCTTCAAGCTTTTCATCACTCTTCATCAAAGCTGCTTGATCAGCAATTGCTCTTACTGATTGTATAATCTCTTTTTCGAGATCAGTTGTCTGCTTTGACATTGCAGACGTTCTCCAGCTTTCTGCCAATAGGTTCCAGCTTTTCTCTGAAAACCCATCAGGAGTATCACTATTCGACTTCTTCTTTCTCTTGAAACTTGCCATATTATTTTACTCCACTATCTTTGCTTGATCAGCTACCCATTGTAGCGTAAACTCTTCTTTAATTGAATGGATAAATGAAGCAATTTGAGGGTGTCTTCTTTTATCCTTGTAAAACTCATCTGGGTTTTGCCCCTGTTTTACTAAATGTTTGCTTAAATTATTATAAGCTTCAGCATCATTTAAAACAGAGTCTGGCTCTTTATCGCGAATTGTATCAAGTATTAAAGATAACTTAATGTTTCTTTCAGCTTGTTGCTTAATTACAAGCATCTGATCTTCATCCACAGACCCATATGTGGATAAATTATTTTGCATAACAATATTCTGTGCTTCTGTTTCAATTAACGAAGCAGGAACCTCAAAAGAAACCGATTCTACTAACTTAATAGCAACTTGATTTCTAATAGCAGACTTAGAGCTAACCTCAGCATTAGCGACTGAAATAGCTTTTAATTGTGCTAGTAATTCTTCTAATGAAGAAACACCGCAAGTATTTAAAAACTCTTCATTAATATCAGTGGGTTTAGTTTTAGTTCCCATATGTACAGTAACATCAAACTTGGCTGTTTGACCCGCAAATAAACCGTTAGTAAGTGTTAAATCAAATTGCTTTGATTCTCCAGACTTTATTCCGGTCAATTGATCGTCAAAACCAGCCCACTTATTTGTTTGACCAACAACATATAAATCACCAGCTATGATCAAAGACTCCACCTGGATCCCGTTTATTTCACCTATAGCTGATAACGTAATCTGATCTCCAAGATCTACAACATCATCCTCTCCATATGGTATTGTTTCACCAAGCCTCATACGAATATTCATTAAAGCTTTTTCTGTAAGAGTATCCGGATCTAATAAAACTGGCTTTGGAACCTCAAAAACAAAATTATCTATTGTAATATCAGGCTTTTTCATTAAATCAATATCACATGAAAAAGACTTTCCTTTTACAACTACATTGTAAAAGTTTGGAGTGCCAATGGTTTTAATATCAGTTTTAAAAATAATATCATCAACAGCTTCAGAGGCCATCTCTCTAGCAACAAATTGATTAATTTGCGGCTTTAATTTAGCTTGAATAGCATAATCAGGGGCTTTACCTGGTCTAAAGCCAGGTATTTTTATACCTCTAAGTGATTTGATAGCTTCCTTAATCTTATCACCTACAATTTCAGGGTCTGCCTTATAATGCACTTTAAGCTTGCAATATTCTGGCTCTTCAATGTTTATAACAGGATATTCAATTGTGTTAGTTTCTGTTTGCATAATTACCACTTTCTAATTCCAACGAATGGTTGTTTTTTTATAACACCTTTTTTAACAAGGAAATCTTCTCCTGATTTACAGTGATTTAAATAATCACAATATTTACATAGAAACTGTGGATTGGGTCTCCAAGCTTTTTCCTCTTCTATTGAGAAAGCATACTTTAAAAATTTCTCGGCAACTGTTATTACTTCATCTCTAACAAATTCATGTGTTAAATAATTATAGTTATGTTTTAACAGTATAAAGGAACCTCTTATTCTTTTAAGAGATTCATCTTGTAACATAATTGCATAACAATATGTTAATAATTGGAAATAATCTTTTAAATATTTAGGATCTTTTGTTGTTTTATAGTCTGCTACATGTATAAGACCATCATCGTCTAACTGAACCCTATCAATAAAACCATTTAAAAGAACTTTATCATTGATATTTATCAAGAAGTTTTGCTCTACGGCAATAACGTTTGGAAGACCTTCTTCTTCTAGAATGGTTTTATATTCATTATAAATTTTAAGACCTTCTTTTACTTGAAGACCGGTTACTTTAGAACTAAATTCTGTATAAGCTTCATCCCAAGCTTCTTGAAAAGATGGCTTCCAATTGTCTTTTAAAGCTGGATTATTTAATAATTTTCGATGAAAAACTTCTAGGGCAAAATGAAGAAAACTTCCAAATACATGAAAATCCTGTTCTACCCTGGGTAACTTATCTGTATAACAAAACTTATACTTAGCTTTGCAATCATCAAATGTTTTTGCTTTGCTAACAGATAGTTTTATAGAATGTTTACTGTCTTCCACTTTTGGAAGCAGTTTTGCAGTTATAATCATTGTATGCCTTTAGATTAATCTGTGATACTTAAATGGTATCCATTTAAATACCTTACCGAGACCTTCTCCACGACTCGACCTTGTAACGATTGATGACATGTTAATAGTTGGGCTCTCAGATGGATGATATGGTTCTTTTGATATAATCCATCGTGCCACTCTATTATCGTAATAATAATAAGTCAAAATATTATCTTTAGGGTTAAAATGTGCTTTCACAAACCCTCCAGATGGAGTTACCGTATCAATATTAGTTAATAAAGATCCATCTCTAGCTTTGGCCTGATCTTCTAAGTCGAAATAAGGTCTATTTATTTTTGGAACATCAGGATCATATGACTCTTCTCGGGAATCCTGAAATATCACCATAGCTTTTGGGTCAAAACCAGGTCTTTGCATATTAGATGACTGAGCATGTTCATTATCATTTCTTGGTTTAGCCCAAATAACCCTAGCTGGTAACGTACCTATCCCCTCTCCTCGTTCTCCGATGTCATTTGTTTCTGAAAACAAAAACTTATATCGTTCTTTAGGAGGGGTATAATATCCAGCTGGGTTTCCAAAACCATCATATCCGTCCGCTTGACGATCTGGATTATTATCATCTACAATAACGCCGCCGGTATTTCCAAATATCACTGGCTGATTAAAAGAAGAACTTGGACTGCCAAAAGGATACTTTGCCTTATTACAATTATTACCTAAATCTTGTACCGTATCAAAAGGATGTCTAGCAGGTACTACATTGGTAGTATATATTTGTGTAATTATAGGGCTAGTATCTATTCCATTAGTAGCAAATGCCTTAAAAACTATCTGTCCACTATTTGTTGGTAGAGCAAAAGTATCAATATATACATTTGAAGAGAAATCCGGATCTGTTCCATTTAAAGTATAAAAAATAGTTGATGGAACATTAGTATTTAATGTTAAAGACGAAGGAATCCCTGCAAGTAATTGTAATGGAGATTCTGTAATGGAAATAGTAATAGCCATATACTACCTTATGATATCAAGAAATCTATTATTTATTGGATATAATGGATCTTGACGCCGGCTGTATCGATATAGCTTATGTGAAATTCTGCGTAGAATACGGCCTATAACAAAATAGTTATAATTACCACTACTTCTAAACAAAGAAAAAAACGCTTCTGATTGATCCAACATCATATTCTCTGGATAATCAATGTGTTTTCTTGCTATTACTCCATTTTTAAAAATATATTCAAAAAACTTTCCCTCTCCAATATTCTGAAGTAAGCTTTCGTATTCCTCTTTAACCTTCTTAGTAACTCTCATGATATTAAATTGGAGAATATATCTTCAATTTAATATCAATATATTATACGTTAATTTGATTTACTATATTTTTTAAATCTTCTAACGTACCGATATTATTAATTATAATATCAAACTCACTATCCGGTATAGAAACAAGCTCTGTTTCACTTCTATGAGAACCAAATTCCCCTTGCAACCCAGCGCCTGGTCTAATAACCCTAATTAGTTTACCACCGCTTTGTTTTATATATTTAAGTTCATTAACAAATCTACAATCACTAATTATTATACCTTTTATTATTTCTGGACAATTAATGTGCTTAGTTTTATCATACAATTCAAGACCAATTTCTTTTGAATAAGACCATTTACCTTGTTCTGATAATGCTTTTTGAGACATTTGTATTGCATATCTAATCCATACATCAAAATCTAACGATCTTCCACATTCTGTACCTATTTGTTGAAGAACTTTACGTGGAGTCAGGTATTCACCATTACAAAGATACCTCAGATCTTGTTCATTACGATGTTCAGAGCTTCCCCAAAGCTGTTCAATTGAAAAACCCCAAAGCTCTCTAGCAAATCTTTTAATAGGATCTGCTAATGATATTTTTATAAAGCCATCTTTTTGTAAAAGAAGATCTGCAACTGTATCTTTTCCAGAACCAGCTAAACCTGAAATACCAACAATATTCATAATAAACCTTTATGCTAAACCCCTGACGCTCTTTGTTTAGCGTACATAGGGCCAGAACGATGCTCGACCACCAAGTGTTTTATTATATTCTTCTTTTATCTGGTTATGTGTTAGTTCAGATGGTATTATTTTTAAACTATATATAATAGATCCCATTGGTATGGTATGAGAAGCATTAATATTAGACCCAACTAACAATTTACACTGAGAATCTGTACCCCCAGTAGCTTTATTATCAGAACCAAATCCGGTTTTTTGTGCATTTATATAAAAATTAACAGACGCAACACTATTATTATCTCTAGTAATGGTAAAATAAAATGGCATATTAATTGGACACGCAGTAGAATTAACAGTATCTGCATTTATTCCGGCCCCATATTCCCATTGAAAATTTAATACATTATCCTTTAAATAAACATAATAACATATATTGCCAGCCTCAGTTTCATCTACAGATTTTCCTAAAGAACAAATAGGAGAACCTATTCTGCTGTCATATGTATTAATTAAAATAATACCCTCAATTGTTATACCGTCTATAATGGCTAATAATGCATCTCGACTAGATCTAGTAAAATAATCTAACCCACCTCTACATACAACTCCCTTACCAAAAAAATTATCTTGTGCAGTATATGCAAATGGGGTTCCAGACAAATTAAAACCATTACCAGAAGAATCGTTTAAATTATCTTGAAAATTCCATAAACCCACAGGACTATGTAATAAATCAAACTTGCCAATAGTAGCAATTTGTTTTTTAAAAAGTCATTGTTTCACCGGCCAATTAACATTACGCCCGCCTAATGTTTTATTATACTCTGAATAAATCTCTTGTTCTGTTAATTCTCTACCTATAATTTTTACTCCATAAATAATAGTTTTTTCTCTCATTAAAACAGTATTTGTTGAAATTTGAAAATTTGCTGTAGTAGCACCTGTAAATCTTGGGGCAGATCCTGCATTTTCTTTTATAGCATTAATGTAAAACGTAATATTTGCAGGATTATTAGCATCTCTAGTTACAGCTAAATAAACAGGACAATCATAAGGGGTTTTAATTGTACTATTAACTTCAGCATTTACCCCTCTACCATACTCCCAAAAAAGCCTTAATCTTCTATCTGGAGGTACAGACAATTGATATGCATAATTAGTTGCTTCGGTTTCTGCTGTGCCACCATAATATACCAAACTTTGTGCCGATGTATGTAATGGTAACATACAAACAACCTCTATAGTAAGAGCATTTGTAAATCGTAATTCTGGATCACTAATAGATCTAATTAGTGAAGTAGTTCCAAAATAACACCTTTTTGAAAATTATTATCTTGTGTTGTATACCCAGTAACCGCACCTGTTAAATTTAAACCATTTCCAGATGAATCATTTAAATTATCCTCAAACAACCATAAACCTGCTGTATTATAAGTGGTATCAAATTTACCCATCAAATAAGGTTTAATAAAAGTCATGTTATTATATCAAAATTTTACCAGGAGGACACTAACCTAGCTTCAGCCCCATCCTCTCCTTCTTCTACTAAAATAGCATGTGAAAACTTATCTTTTAAATCCTTATTATGAGTAATTACAAATATAGTGAAATCTTTTTGCCATTTTCTAATAGCATCAGAAAAAGCATCTACACCAGCATCATCCAAATGAGAGTCAACCTCATCAAACTCTAAAATCCTAATATCCATGTTGTTACCAAGACGTTTTTGTATTATTCTTGCCATTCCGCGCTTAAATGCCAACGCTATATATACATGTTGTCCATGAGATAGCTGTTCATAATCTCTTATTACCCCATTTCTACGGTATATAAAATTTAATTCAGCATCTATTTGGACATCTAATTCAGGTCTCAATTCTTTTAATGCGGAATTTGTCTCAAATTGTAAATCATCCAAAACAGTTTGGATTATAAAACTAGGAATTCCTTGATTACTAAAAGCCTCTACAACCATTTGTCTAATTTTTAATTCTCTTTTAACCTTAGACAGTTCTTCTTTAAGAGCTAATAGTTTAACATTATCCTGTTGTCTATTTTTGATCCGTTCTAATAAACCACCTTGTAAATTATTTAATGTGGCTAATGTTTTATTATAATCTTTTATATTTGATTGTATTTTAGAAATCTCTTGTTTAAGAGCAAAGATTTTAGAATTAATAGATGGCGCATCAGATTTTTCAGCACGTTCTTTTAATTCTTTAAGATTATTGGTTGTTTCTACGATATCTTTTTCATTAATAGATAATTGTTCTGCTGTTTCTGTTTGTAAAGAGTATAATTGATTAATAGATTCTCGAATAGTTTTCTGTTCGTTACCAAAGGATTGTATTTGTGTTTCCAGTTTTGAAATTGACGTGGCTGCTATACGGGCTTCGCTTAGCTCCGTTTCTAATCTTTTCTTTTTCCGTTGACATTTCCCCATAGAATCTTCAAGTGTATCCAATTCTTTTTGGTATTTCTTAATCTTTGAATCAATATCTTGTTCAATCTTCTCTCTATATTGTTCAGTAATAGATTGTTGACAAGTTGGACAGTTATCTCCCTCAGGTAATGTGTTTCTAGTTAATTTAATCTTTGCTTTTATTGCAGCAATTAATTGGCTGCCAACTACTTCATCATTACTAATAGATTTACACTCTAACTGTAACTTTTCTATATCTTTAATAGGGTTTTCATTTAGAGTATTAAGTTTTGTTTGAGCTTCAAATTGTAAATCTTTAAGATTTGACAGTTTGTCATTTTTAGAAGTTATCAAAGTATCTAGTTCGGACAATTTTCTATTATTATCTTTTATAGAGTTCTGTTGTTTTTTAAGTAAAGTCTCTTGCTCTGTAACTTTATTATGTATTTCCAGGTCTTGTTGGCCAAGAGACAGCTTTAAATCATCTATATTTTTCTGTCGAAGTTTAATAATCTCTTCGCAATCAGATATTAATTTTGTGTTTGTATCAATTTGTGTTTGATAATTATTCAAATCACAAACAGAATTATTAATATCTTCTTTCGGATCTCCAAGTATAGAAATAGAACCTTCTATATTGTCAATTTTTTTCTTAAGCGGGCGTCTTTTTTCAACTGCCATTTCCTCTAATTTACTATAGATAGATAAGTTTAGAGGTTCTTTTAATGCTTCTTTTCTTTTTTTAGGATCTGATACTGTAGATATCCCCGTCAAATCAGCCTGCCTAAAAAGAATAGAATAAGTAAAAGCCTTATGAGAGATTTTAATTAAATCCTTTATTTTAGCATCAGTAGAAGATGGTGTTCTTTCGGAAATAGACTCAAAAGAACCATTTGATAATTTATACAAGCGTACATCAGCGGAACCTGTAGAGGTTCTATGCCGATAAATTCTATATGTTTCCCCACCAAGCTCAAAATCAAACTCTACAATGGCCTTTTTCTTACCATCTTTTACTACCTTGTCCAAAGTAGTAGCAAATATTTGATTGTGCAAAACCCATTCTATAGCAGTAAATATTGTGGTCTTACCAACTCCATTAGAAATACGATCGTTTTTTTCGTTTTTACCAACAATTAATACGCTTCTAATGTTTGACAAATCTAAATCTGTCAAACTGTGATTCATAAAATTCTTCATGTATAATCTAAGAGGTCTCATTTAATATACTTCTCCTCATACTCTGCACGTAACTCATGAGCAGCAGTTCTAAACTCTTCTCTCTCTTGATCATCTTCAAAATGGTCTCTTGTGTCTGCCCATTTATTTATTGTTTGACATAATTCCATGGTGTTATCAAAAGAATCTTCTGGATCAATTTGGATAGAAGAAATTGACCTTGACTCTGTAAAGCCACAAATATGATGAATGTTTAAATTATTATACAAATAAGATTCAATTTTTTTCCTATCAACATTCTCTAAATCCGCCCCATTTAATTGAATGTCTAACCTGACAATTGCCTTGTCAAAATCTAATTTCTTTGATAATAAACATAATTCATTTACTACAAATTCTGTAGAGTTTTTACTTACAGGAACTTCTATTTTTACAGGTCTTAATGGTCTGGTTGGTATGATTATTTCTTCAAAATTATTTTCCAATTCATTATTTAATAGTATAGCTATTTTATCATTCTCTACTTCAAGTTTAGAAAAATCTGATTTGTCTAAACTTCCAATTTGAGCAATATGAGGCTCATGCTGTATTACTTGAGGGTGATGTATATGACCCATCCAGACATACTTAAAATCATCAAACAATTCTAATGGAACATATAACTCATTTAATTGATCACTAATTTCATCACCAATAGACATTGACCCTTCAAGGGCTATATGGCCAACAGCTACTTTAATTTTATTTCCAGTTTGCTTATTAATGGTTTGTTTAAGTTCTTTTTCAAACTTATCTAAAGCTTCTTCTTTGGTTTTTACCTCATACATCCTCTTATCACGGAATGGTATGAATGTAATTGAAAAATTACCTATATCAATACAATCCATATTTTTATGAACAATAGCTCCTGGCAATTCTAGTTCTGAAACCAAATCTAATGCAGATACAATATAATTACCACTCCTGATAATATCATGATTACCCATTACAATATGAACTTCTATATTGGCTTTTTCACATTTTTTTAGCCACCTCATGAAAATACCAATAATGGCCGGATGTGGTCTAAAATCATGATACACATCCCCTGTGATGATAATATATTTAATATTCTCATCTATACATTTAGTATGTGCCCAGTCCAATAAATCAACCTGATCTTGAACTCGACTGTTTAACCGTCCCAAATTGGATGCTTTACCAATAGAAACAGATCTTCCAAGGTGAACATCACCCAATATTAAACATTTCATCTAGAATTTCCTTAACTTTGTTTAATCTATGTTCAAGATCTTCTTTATTAATATCATTAGTAATGCTTTTATGTGTTATATAAAAATCAATCCACCACACTAATTTATCTATTTGTTTTAGTTTATTATTATCATTTTTATGTTGCTGTATTAATTTTTGAATATAAGCAGAGCTGTTTAATAATAGTGGCAACAATTCATCTTGATAATTATCAAACTCTTCAGAAGATACATCTTCACCATATTGTGCTAAGATACGATCAGCTACAGCTGTTCTAGAAATACTCTCATAAAGAGAAATAAATTCTACAGATCTACCAGATTGACGACAACCTAAACAGCAAAAATGATCGGTAACAAAGCAATACCCAAACGAAGGAGTTCTCTCTTTTGATCCTTTATGATTAGGTAAAGGACATATTATGTTATTACTCCATGTAGGTCTTTGTGGGTTTTTTTCAATTTTAAAACCATAATGTCTTAGAATATTTATAAGTCTTACTTTTCTATTAGCGGCTTTGATATTGCCAAATCTCTCATCAGAAGTTCCAACGCCTCCACTTTGGAGCGAACAACTGCTTCCGGAGTCAGATCCGGTTTGATATGAAACCTTGCACATAAACCCTTATAAGAAACCAGCGCTTCTTTTTCTTCAGTAATCATGCGAATGATTTTATTTCTAAGGTCACTGGTTTGCATTTATAGGCGTCCATGGGGTTAGCTCGACTTATTACTTTTCTTAAGGCACTCTAATTCGTATTCTAAATCATTCAAACGATCTCTATACAATAAAATTATCTTAGTAAGAACACTTAATACAACAACAGAACCTTTTCCATTATCTTCTTCTGTTTCATCATTATTTAAATCTAATGCTAATTGTATAATATCCTGTCGAATTTCTCTTTCTACATCACTAGCTATTACGCCTTTGTTTCTAGGTAATACCTTATCTGTAGCAAGACTTAAAAACTTAGAAACACAATCAACCGCTTTTTTACTTTTTTGATCTTGATATTCAATTGTTTTATCAGCAAGTTTATTAAATTTCTGTTTGTATTCTTCTTTTTCTTGCTTTTCTTTTTCTAGTATTTCTGCGTTTTTATTCTTTAATTTAACGCCACGGGTAGCAACTACCTCTTTATTTATATCTTGAAACCCTTGACGTACATTAGGGCTTGGTGCTTGTACAGATCCAAAATTTCTACTATTCATCTTCGTCAATCTCCACTACAAACCTTTTTTCACCTGGAATTAAAGGTTCATGTGGTCCTATAACATCTCCGCCAATTGTATTTCTTATAGATTCAATTATCTCATCAGAATAAGAATCTACAATAGTTGCAATTTTACTAGCATCAGCAGTTTTACCAAAGTAATCTTGTGTTCTAACAGCTGCACTCCATAGCAATGACTCTACATCTGTTCTAAGATCATTTTCAGAATATATATACTCCTCAGAATCGTCTCGAACGGCATAAGCCTCTGATTGAACTTCAAGCTGAGAAGCAACCTTCTCTAACCCTTGGAAATTTGCCTCCTCAATTTGAGCTAATAATCTTCTTTTTAAATTTTTGGAAATAGTACGCATTATTTCTCCGTGAACATTTCTTTGGATTCCATATACCCATAGTTAAAAGTCCCTCTGTCTTGCGGGCTTTTATATTGCTCTCTAGGGTTAGTTTTATTAAAAACCTCACGTAAAGTAGTTTTTTCACTATCAATTTGACCACTTAAAATCTTACTAATAAGATTAAAAAGCTTCTGACGACGTGAAACTCTTTCATTCCGCTCGATTTGTTTTACCGCTTTATCAATAGAAGAACCCATGCCATTATATCTAATTATTCCTCTACTCTCCTAAACCCCTTCAATTTAGGCCCAGTCTTACCAGAAACCATAGATTCTTTCTCTTTTAGTATTTCTTCTATTAAATTAATAACAGATCCTGCAATTAAATCTAGTGATATTTGATCTTGTATCATCATTTTAACATCTTGAAAAATAGCTATTTTTTCTTCTTTTGATAGAGAAAAAGAAACATGATTTGTAACTACAGATCCCAAATTTTGTAATCTAGTATTAATATCATTATCCACTTCCTCTTTTGTAAGCTTATTTAACATATCACGAACAGATGTATTTGATTTCATGATTGTCCTAGTTTTTTAATAGAAAATATATTTAATTGCTTTTGTACTATATCAGGTGACCCAAACAATTCCTCAGCATCTTTTACTGATATAATATATTTACTAGCAACTAAATCTATTTGCTTTTGTAATTCTTTATTTAATTTCTTTGTTTTACTTGTTTCAAGTTTCTCTTGTAATATATACAATTCTATTGCACTAATATATAATTGCACAATAGAAGGATGAGTTAAATTAAAATCCATTAATGTTATCCATATTTACGCCCTCTAACCGCTTTCAGGCTTGGCGTTTTATTATTTTTTAATTCTGGTATACCTAAAACAAAAGAAACCTGATCTTCCATAGGTTTCTTTGTTTCAAAATCAGAAGGTACTAATATAATTTGAGAATATAGTCCACAATCTTTATGCATATGCATAAAACGCTCTAACAAATGATACTCATGATCGGTCCATAATTTTTTAAATTTCTGATTAAAACGATCTTGTAAATTATAAACCAAATGTCTAATAGAATTCTGATCTAATAAAGGGCGATCAAACAGCTTAACCACATCAAGATAATTAGTTATACCATCAACATCTACTAAGGCATCATCTAATTTTAATATACGATTCTCAGTAGAAGGACAGAGAATGAATCCATTCTCTGTCCTTCCATAGCAACCTAATACTAGATAAGCATTCTCCTCCACATTAACTAATATAACATATTAATTTTTTTGAAGTGTTACGGTTGTATACCTACCATTATTATCAATTACAATAGATTCACCTGGGTTAACCCGCACCTTCCCTAGAGTTTCTTCTAAAGCTGGTAAAACAGCAGGTGATTTCAAGGTTAAATGTATTGTTTCCGGATAAACCTTTTCCATATTAGCCTCTCTGGTAACATGGTTTTCCACCGTTTGATTTGGTAAAGCAAAAATCTCTAACGGTAATCTTTTTATATTATTCCAGAGGGTTTCCGCTGGAGTTGCAACAGTTTTTAATTCGGTTTCTTTCTTCTTGGTTGCCATTATCTTAACTCCTTACTTACGCAGCAATACCATTTACAGCATCTCTTAAAGTCTTTTTAAGAGCATCCATTCTGATATTACCCACAAGACGTGTGGTTTCTATACCATTCCTAAACAATATAACAGTTGGAACAGACTTGATCTTATAATTCTTAGCCAAATCGGGATTATCATCTACATCTATGTCTTGAAATTTTACTTCTGGAAAATCTGGCTGTACTTTTTGAATCGTACTTGATACCATCTTGCACGGACCGCACCATGTCGCAGAAAATTTAACAAAACTAATCCCAGTGTCAATATTTAGCATTGAACTCTCCTATTTAAAATTTATATAGACAATATTAATCACTGTTAGTATTATTTTCAATTTGTTCAATTTGCTCCTTTGCTTTTTGAACAAACACTTCAGTTAAACTCTTTGATACATGTAAACATTCTTCTTCAGTTAAAACACCTTTTTCAATTAAAAGAGTTTCTAACATAGAATATTTAATAGCTAAAGACGCTATGATTTCACTATGTTTCAAAAAGGCTTCTGCGATTTGTTTATTGTCCATAACTTATCCCTACAGCTAAGAATCTAAATAATGCCCATATCAACCATATATTAAAAAGACTTGTTTTATAGTTATTCTGTAATAGCAACATCAGGTAATAAAATAGAATTTAAATGATCTATTTCATGCTGTATAACTACAGCTAATAAATCTGTAACTATAAAGTGTTTTGGTTCCAAATCATTTTTTACAATTATTTCTTTAAATCTTTTTGTCCTCTCTATTCTACCAGGAAAACTCAAACACCCCTCGCCTTCAAATATAAATTCATTATATTTTCTTACTATAACAGGGTTTACTAAATCAATTTTGGTATTATTTAACCTAATAATTGACATAGCTTTGGAAATACCTATCTGAGGACAAGCTAAACCAATACCAGGATTACCTTGTTTTTCAGTCCAATTTAATACTTCTTCTAATTTCTGTCTTAAATCTGAAATTTCATCTGGTAATACAGGTTCACAAGGACGTCTTAATATAGACTGATCTATAATAATCATGTTGATATATTTTTAACAAGAGTAGCGGTTATATTTCTACCAGAAAAAAATGGTTCTGTATCAAACTTAGCAGATACCATTTTGGCAAACTTATTCATCGTTTCTACCCCCAATTCACGATGACATACTTCTCTACCTTTAAATACCACCGTAACCTTAAGCCTATGACCTTCGCTAACAAACTCTAAAAATTGCTTAGCTTTTGTTTGTAAATCATTATCATCAGTAGATGGCCTAAGCTTTACCTCTTTAATTTTAATGGCATTTTCTCTTTGTTTCTTTTTTGCAAGCTTATCACGCTTTTCCTGTTCATATTTAAACTTACCCAAGTCTAATATTTTACAAGTAGATGGTTTATTATAAGCCCCTTGAGACACCATAACCAAATCTAGCCCCGCTTCTTCGGCTATTTGTAAGGCTTTATAAGTATCTATTAAGCCTAAGTTTGTGTTTTCATGATCAATACATATAACTTGCTGATCTCTAATCAATCTTCCAAAAACAAACTTATTATCATTCTTCTTAAATGGCGGTCTATATGGGTATCTCAAGTTTTTTCTCCTTAACAAATTTGCGGTATACTAATACCATCTACTTTTCTTTGTGTAGAATACATTTCTACATGCAAAAAAGGCCATCTTCTGTTTAGCTCATCTAAACATCTTTGAAAGCCAGTTGTTATTTTCATATTTCCTATAAATAAAGATTTGCCACTAATAGCTTCTTTTTTTAAGACAATATGAAGTTCTGACAAAGTACGCATAGCAATAACTAATGCTTCATCTCTAGCCTGTATGTCATCAAAAAAATCATCAAAGATTGTATAAATACCATCTTCTTCTTTGACAAGATACTTAGTTTTTGATTTCGAATGACGTGCCATTGCCTAAATCTATCTCAACGAACCCCCGCTGCTCGCCCTCAAACTTTTTATCATCCCGCCTATTATTAATATATAAGCTATAATCTTCCACATATGCGTATTGTTGTACGAAAACATCATTACTCTTTTGTGAGCGACTAGATCGTTTAGACATAATTCCCTCTAATTCAATTCAAAATTATGCCTTCTTTTAATTGAGAATGTAAATCAATATCCAGTATTGTCAAATTATTTTCTAATTGTTGAAGTATTTCTTTATCATGTTGTATTAATTTATCATTATGAAATATAACTAAAAAACCAAACTCTTGTGATATTTTAAATATTTTCTTTGGTTGTTTTATTAAAGATAAAAACTTATCTATCTCTAAAATCCAAGCTTCTGGTATGTTTTTAAATATAATATTAGTATATTTATCAGAAAGAATATTTATATCAGTACAGTTAAAATCGTGTCTATGATTAAATATTTCACTAAATTCATAAACAGAAACCATCATATCCTCAACAAATCAGCAAATTGTTTAAAACGATCTTTAGATGTTTCATTTCTTCCAATATTAGCTACAAAACAAGCTAATACTACATTACCTTTAGTATACCCTTTTTCTAAATCTATTCTATCTAATGTAGGCATCTGTGGATCTTTCTGGTTTATAGAAGGAATTAAATCTACACCAAACCAATAACACTTACCTTGTTGTTTTTTAAACAAGTTTAAAATAAACTCTGGTGAAATATTAAATGGTAAATTTTTCCTTTTAGATCTAAGAGTATCAAAATAAATACGCTTATACCAGTTTTTAACCTTATCTTCTCTAACACAAGTTTTACACCTGCTTTTAAATTGTCTAATTCCTTCTTTATTAAATCCAGAAGAATGAAAATAACTAATTTGTTTTAACTGCCCACATTTTGAACATATTTTTTCGTATATCAAAATATCTCATATTATATTTTTGATCTCCTATTATTCTTTCTGGAGAACAAACCAAGAAGTCTCCTGCAGCTTGGATTTGAAAATGCGGAGTAGAATATAACATTTGTTACAAACAAATTTTTAATTCTACTCCGCATCGTTTAGATTATCACTTATCTCCGCTAGATCCAAAACCATCGCGGCCACCATTTATTATGGCTAATTTCGCTTTAAAGAAAGATTCATTTATTTTAGATACAACCATTTTTTGTCTTCTTACAGGTATAATCTGAGCAATTCTTTCACCAAAACTTATTGACATTTCTTGATTATTTGCATAACTAAAAAAAGAATCCTTATGCCTAAA